TAAGAGATTGTTCGATATTTAATAGAGAATCAGCTATCTGTGCAACAGTACCTAAATTAATACCTAACTTCGCAGCTTGTGCAGCGGCTTCAGCTATATTTTCACCACCATCTTTAGCAAAATCCGCAAATAATTTTGTACTCTGAGCAATATCGGCTAATACAAGTCCAGGTGCGACTCCAGCAGCTCTAGCAATAGAGTCGTATGTCTCAATCATATTAAGACTTGTTTCTAAACTACCTCCCTGTATTACTTGTATCTGTTTAGCTAATACAGCAGCATTTTGTCCTGATAATCCAGTAAAAGCAGATATTTTTGCAAATTGTTGAGCTACTCCAAAAGATATTTCACCTACATTTCCGAATTCTGCAGCGATAGCAGTAGTAAAGTTTTTAACCTCACCAGCTCTACCACCCATAAGTGTAAGTGATGTTTCAGCAGCAGTAATATTAAATCCTATCTTAGCTGATTGTACTACAGTTAAACCTAATTCTTGTCTAATGTCTTTAGCATTACCAACAAAATTTCCCGTAAGTTTAACCAAAGCACCCATAGCAGCTACACCCATAAGTTGTGGACTCATTAATATTTCTGCTGTACTTTTTACTGTAGCAAACATAGCATCTAACTTTGCTTGAACACCAGCTTCAAGTTTTATTTTATCTCCCAATTCTGGCATTTTTTCCAACTTTACAGCTAACGCTTCCACCAAATATAGAAATGGTCCAAAATTTTCAACCCCATCAGCACCCTCCTGGGCAATTGAAGCTAAAACTCCATCTAAGTCTATTGCTCCACTAGCAACACCTTCCAATAACTGAGCATATTTCTTAGCACCTTCCTGTTGTTTTGGATCTTCACTTGACTGACCTTCTTTTATAGCCTTAATATCTTTTTCAAGATTGAATTTTTCTTTTAACTTTCCAAGTATAGAGTCTTGTATGTTATTAATTGATTCTTCTATACTTAAATTTTGTCTTGTTTGATTAGCTCTCTCTTTTCTTAAATTAAGAATTTCCTCTTCAACTTTTTGCCTATCAACTGCACTTTTAAGACCTTTAGCCTCTAATTTGTCTATATCTTCAAGTATACTCTCACGACCTTTTATTTGATCGTCTATGCTCCTAGCCACTACCTACCCCTTCTTTTTTAATAGTTGTAATACTTTATCAGCAGCAGCATCATAGTCTCTCAATGCTTTTTCTAGACCTGGATTGTCTCTCACTAATTTCTCAGCCGCCTTATTAAGCCGTCTAGTTTTCCAATTCCGAAAGAACTTATATAATAAACCTTCTCTACTAGCCATTGTTATTCTCCATACGATATTTTATGTGGATTGATTCAATAATAAATATCAAATTTCTTATTTTTTGAATTGCGGGGGACTAGGATTTTTCTTTTGCTGAGCTTTCTCTATTTCTTCGTTTCGTTCTTTATAATGCCTATCTAATCTCTTAAAATAGAATTTACGCAAATAAATAGGCATGTTGTACACTTCGGTAAATGACAACATGCCCTGAGAATTAAAAGCTATTTGGAATATTTGTTCGTGTATTTCTACTTTGTGTTCAGATGTTAGGCCAAAGAAACGAAACGGTCATAGGGACCGTAAACTCCTTTTCTTCTCCAACGCTATCAATATATGTTGAAGTCATATCAACATCAGGTTGTATTTCATTTACATATTCTCTAAAAGCAATAGAGTCTCTTGATAAAAACTCATTATCTACAAATGAATTTATAGTTGTTTTTTTAGAATCACCATCTACTGAAAGTATCTGTTGTTTAAGTCTTGTTGTTACACCATAACTAACACCATCACCAACCTTTTCATATGCTTCTGTATCTTTGGTAATAACCTTTTCATCTGCAGATGTTAGTAATTTAAATGTTAGTTTTCTTTTAGTTGCTGGCAATTCAAATTCAAATTCATTTTTACCTTCTGTAACTATACTCTCATCTAAATATTTATCTTTTAAAGTAGTTAAATCTACTGTGATATTTGTTCCAAATACTTCTACTGGATAGTCTTTACCATAAGCAAGAATTCTAGCAGCAATTAAGATAGCATTCTTATCACCAACCAATATATCATCTACTTTAATTGATTTATCAACTATTAAAGATTCTAATAATTTTTCAATAACTCGACCACTTTTAATAAGATTTGCAGATGTAAGAATATCTTCTTCTTTAGCCGTCATATATTTTACTTCAATTTGCCCCGATGATAGCGGATTTTCTTTGGGATACAATAATCCCTTGCTAGGAAGATCTACTACTTCCGTAGGAAATTTAACTTCAGCCATAATTGACTCCTATGATTTAGTTTAGAACTATAACTATTTTTTACCGAATTTTTCGGCAGCTGTAACTCCCAATCCAACGACTGAGATGTACATAAAACATTCTAATATTTTATCTTTTACTTCAAATGTAGAAAAGGTATCAGCACCCCAACTACAAATTAACATAAAGAATGCCATAAAACCGACAAATCTTTTACTTGAAATCTTTGCATCACTGGAAAGCATTTCTCTGAAAAAACTCATATAAACTCCTTAGAATTGTAGGATAGCGTAATCGTAACGCAAACTTAGTGTTATGTCATTAGGTTCATTTGCTTCCCAACTCATTTCACCAAAATTAGCGTCTTTAATCCACGCACCTTTTAGTGTCCACTCTTCAACTTTATCACCTACAGGACCTAACACATTAATTGTAACATCTTTTTTATAGAAGTCTGAGTATCCATCTCTACCTGTAACAGATTCTTTATGTAAACGAACCCATTCCATAACTGCCTGTGCACCAGATGGTACAATAGCATCAAAAAGAGTAATGTTAAGTAACTGCCAGTCACCCTTACCCTTAACGTATCTTTTAACATTAATGTGATCCAGAGCAATTTCCTCAAAGGTAATTTGAGGTCTAGCAACTGCTTTTATCAAATAAGCGGGTATTCCTTCAACATACATAATGAAACGATTTTTTACTTTCGGTTCAAATGGAGTAAACATTATTTCTGAAGGATCAATTAGATCTGGCATTTCAGTTCTCCTATTAATATTTTAATTCTCATATATAAATATAACCAAACTAAAAAATCGTTACGAAAGATACACCAAATATTTCATAGTTTTTTCATAGTTTTTATATATAACAAAAAACCCCAGCCGAAACTGGGGTTTTTCTTTATAAGTGACTTTATAAATTACTCTGGAAATGCAGCACCCGTAGGTAATACTGTAAAGTCCAGAACGATGAACTCAGCCGTTCTTGTAGGTTGTATGAATATCTGTCCAACCAACTGATTTCTATCAATGACATCAGGTGTATTGTTGGAATCATCCATTACAACTTTGAAAGCACTCAAACCACTATTGGCTTGAACTGATTCTAAGAACGGATTCACTATGTTCAAGAATCTAGCTCTTGTAGATGAATCGTTTTGTTCAAATACTAAGAATCTACTTGAAGAAGCAATAAATTTCTTCAATCTGATTAATAGTCTACGAACATTGATTCTATCAAGAGCAGATGGTTTAGCTTGTAGTGTTTTTTGTCCAAATACTACAACACCCTGACCTGGGAATGTGGCAATTGGATTAACACGAGCTTCATACAAAGTATCTCTATCTGTATGAGTTAACTTTTTCTTAGCTATTCTAGCAGCACTTAATCCACCACGATTTAATCCAGCAGGAGCGAACCATTCATGTGCGACATTATCTGTAAAAGCAATCACACCAGGAATTAACACCGATGGTGGCACCCAAAGACCTTGACCATCTGAAGGATCGTCTATTTTTACCCATGGATAATATGTAGCTACATAATTGGTATCTAATGTTTTAACATTATCAACAGCAGTAGAAACATTATCACCCCAAGCAGCCGTATCCATTACATAAAAACAATCAGCGCGAGATTCTACTTTATCCATCGCATGATTAGTAACTGTAGGATGTAAACTATGAATAGCACCTGGAGTTACTAACATATTAATATCAATCTCATCAGGATTACTAACAGTATTGATAGCTCTCTTATAAGCAACAGAACCACTAGCAGTAGCTGAACTACAATCAAATCCCATTGTATTTGATGCGACTATATCACCACCAGTCTTTGGTATTACTCCGGGATTAGCACCATCAAATCCATGTTGAAATGGAACAGCAAATTTTAACTGTACAGCAGATGATGATATTGTTAATGTTGCACCATTTGGTGAAGATGAATCTGCACCTTTAGTAACAAAATTGGTATATTTAGTAGCTTCATCACCACCATCTTGACCAAATCCTTCCATATTTTCTAATTTAAATTGAGGATTTGAACCTACCGCAGCTCCATTTGGAATTGGTGCTTGATAAGCGTAATTAGTATCCAATTCAGATTCGTCAAAATAAGATTCATTCACTTTCCAACCATAAGGTACATTTTCATTATATGTATCAGGTGTAG